TCAACGCTTTCGTTTAAACGATACGACGTTGCTCTGACCCTCGGTCCCGTTGGCAAGATACTCGACTGCAGCTTCCACCTTCTGTGCGGTCTCCTGTTCGCGGGACTTACGGCGGTAGTGCGTATAGACTTTGAGCGTCATATCCGGGGTACTGTGTCCTGCCAGATACTGCACCTGCTTCACGTCCAGTCCCGACTCAAACAATTGAGTGATATAAGTGTGCCTCAACAGATGAGGGTGGCAGTGGAAGTCCAGCGTTACCGTGAACTTCTCCCCCGTCTTTCGGGTTGCCCCGACGTGGCCAAGAGGCTTGCCGGAGGAGATGGATCGTACAGCGACAATGTCCCACAAAGACTTGAAGGATCCTCTGCTCAAGCTATTGCCATTATCCATTGCCAGGACATACGGAGAGTTGGAACATTTCTGTTCCTGCTCAAGGGTATGCCGAAGCAGCAGGGGCATCGGTAGCCTCCGACGGGATGCGTCGGTCTTCAACAGGGTCGTCACCTCGCAGTCGGCTATGCGCGACACGAGAGCCTTGTTATGAGTGACGTTGATGTGTCCAGTCTTGAAATCGATGTCCTCCCACATGAGACCGAGAATTTCCCCCTTCCGCATACCCGTAGTCAGTGCCAGCAGACAGAACAAATAGGCGCGAGTTCCTTTAACTGCGTCCAGCAGCATTTGCGCCTGCTCGTTGGTCAGCGCCTCTTTCTCCTTGGGCCTCGCCCCGCCGGCTTTATCACTGGAGCGAACAGGACTCTTCAGGATGAGACCATTGTCTTCGGCAGACCGGAGGATATTACGAACCATTTGTAGGCACTTGGACTGCACCGGATAGCTGTAACCCCCGATGTCAGCCAGAAACTTTTGGATGTGCATCGGCTTCACTTCACGGAGGGTGAGGCCCTTAAAACTGGGGATGACATCATGGTCCAGGTGATGACTCAGAGTCACATATGAGCTCTCGCGAATTCGAGGTGGCTTCTTGTATGTTTCAAGCCACAGCCGGGCGTACTCCTCGAATGTCGTATTGTCCGAGATGTCCACACCGGCGCCCATCTCCAGCTTCATTTGGGCGACCTTACGGTCCAGTTCTTCCTGAGACTTTGCGGAAACGTATACACGCTCCCCGTTGAGTGCGGTGACGTGGGTGGCGTACCGCTTTTTTGCCTGGGTTCCTTTTCCTTTCTTCTGTGACATAAATAAAATTCCTCCTTGCATTTTCTCAGACCATGAGCTACAATAGGAGGGCAAACTGCACTCCTATCCGATTTCATGTGGTGTGTCATCTGATTTGTTGTAGGTTTGCGTGACCGTCTCGGTGTTCCAGCACCGGGGCGGTCTTTTTTTTTATTCATCTTCGTCATCCGCATATTCTGTCGCGCTGAGCAGCAGACTCCACAGATCATCGTATTGCCGCCAGTCTTCATCGATCGATTCGTAGGAAGTGGAGTCGGCGTCTTCGCCGGTCATACGCTCGACATCCAGGAAATCGATCCCCCGGATGATGCCATCTGGGTCAAGAAGAATGCCCCCTCTGCAGCGGAGGATCTCCCAATCGTTCTCCACGTCGAAGCGGAAGGTGAGCTCCCCTTCATCGTTTTTAACAAGGTCGTAGACGTCGAACTTCTCCAAGATGAGCTTCATGCCCAGATAGTCATCCAGTTCATAGGTAGGTGTGAAATCACGAAGGATACCCATAACTTCTCTCCTCTCAAAGTCCGTTCAATTGGACTAAGCAAAACTTTTGGAAATCTTGTATTGACATCCATGGAACAAGTGTTCTATAATCATTCTTGCACCACAGGAAATTGGATAGGAGGATATGCGATGCAAGAGAGATTAGAGTTGATAGAACTGCTGCTATCCATGCGGAAAGATGAGTTGGAGGAAATGCTCACTGCTTTTTGGCGTGATAGATCTTTGCGAACGCCAGAAGCTCCCGAGCCTCCTCGTCAGACAGACTCCTAGCGTAGTCAACCAGTTTGCGTACATCAGAAGAGAGTCCCTCGACATCGATAAAGGTGTCGGGGGATTTTTTGTTTTCTGCCTCGGCAGCGTCATCTTGCATCATACTGTAACGGCGCCAAATCTCAACGTTAGAGATGCCTTCTTCTCTCCAAGCATCAACCCACTGAGTCGGAATGGTGTCCAGTAGACTGTTGGGGTCGTTGTCGTAATCATAGGGGTCGTCGGTCCAGCCCATCAAATACGCAGGCGTGGTTTCGAGTATCTCCGCCAAAGGGGTTAGCACTTTCGCCGGAAGATTCTCGATTTCATTGCTCTCATATCTGTATACGGTTGCCCGGTTTTTCCCGAGCGCTTCCGCAACCTCATCTGCGGTTTTGTGCCTTTCCAAACGCAGAGCCTTGATTCTCTCACCTATCGTCATTTAATCACCACCTCTCGTAAGAGCATCTCTATTATGCCACAAACTTCGCACAAATGCAATACCGATTTTCTGAAAAATATTATTTTCGCATTTTGTGCGATTCCCCTCTTGACAGCCACTACCATTCTGTGTTAAGGTCTTTATGTCGCTGATATGCGATTTTGAGCCGGATTGGAGGTGACAGTACATGGTGAAGGTAAACAAGCTGAAGGCCCGCATCGTCGAGTTGGAGATGACAGTAGATGCGGTTGCTGAACGCATGGGCGTAGACAAAAGCACTCTGTATCGGCGTTTTCAGGCCCCGGACAGCTTGACCGTCGGCGAAGTCGGGAAGCTCTCCGAGATTCTGGAGCTCGATGACCGCACCGCCATGTCAATTTTTTTTAGTGTATAGTCGCGTTTTTGCGACTATTGAGAAGGAGGAATGTATATGACACAAGAACTGAAGGTATTCAGCAACCCCGACTTCGGTGAAGTCAGAACCACGGTCGACGAGTCCGGTAGCCCACTGTTCTGCGGCAAGGACGTTGCCGCGGCTCTGGGTTACGCAGTCCCCAGAAAGGCACTCTTCGATCACTGTAAGGGTGTTCTGAAACGGAACATCCCCACTCCCGGTGGTATGCAAGAGATGTCCTTCATCCCAGAGTCCGACGTCTATCGCCTGATCTTCGGCTCCAAGCTGCCCAATGCAGAAAAGTTCACCGACTGGGTGACGGAGGAAGTCCTGCCCAGCATTCGCAAGAACGGTGGCTACATCGCAGGTCAGGAGACCATGACCGAGGCAGAGCTGATGGCGAAGGCCCTGATGGTCGCACAGAGAACTCTGGCGGAACGCGAAATGCAGCTTGCCCGAGCCGAAGTGAGGATCGCCATCATGGAGCCCAAGGCCGACTACTTCGATGAACTGGTCGAGCGCAACACCCTGACCAACTTCCGCGAGACCGCAAAGCAGTTGGGCATCCCGCCTCGCAGCTTCGTTGGCTTCCTGTTGGAGCGCAAGTACCTCTACCGCGATAAGAAAGGTCATCTGCTCCCCTACGAGGATAAGAACGCAGGCCTGTTCGAGGTCAAGGAGAGCTTCAACGCCAAGACCAACTGGAGCGGAGTCCAGACCCTCGTAACTCCCAAGGGCCGGGAGACCTTCCGACTCCTCTACCCCGCGAAGTGATGGGGAGCGTGTTTAAACTCACCGAAGCGCAAGCGGACGCTCTTGTCGAACTGGGCCTGTGTCGAAAACACCTTTCATATGAGCAATACCGCCAACTACGCAGTCAGATCCTCCGAGGAGAACTGTACGAGGCAATGACACTCCTGAGAAAACGCCTTGGGCGGAAAGGTGTAAACCTCGACAAGCAGCTGAACCGCTGGCGAATCCGAAAGCACTGAAAGGAGATGACACACCACATGACCCCTGAAGTTTTCACCGTGGACGAACTGGCGGAACGCTGGAAGTGCAGCAGGCTCACCGTGTATCGGATGCTCGATGCCGGGAAGCTGCGATCCTTCAAGCTCGGACAGGCCGTCCGCATCCCCCGCGATGCCGTTGAGCGCTACGAGCGCGGAGAACAGTAAGTGCCTGAGCCGTGATGTGCAGGCCGGATGGAGCGGAGCGAGGGCGAGAAACCGAAGGCTGAGAATCAGCCTGTTTCAAGCCCGAGACGAAGCGAAGCCGGGCGTCGCACATAGGTGAGGCACGAGAACAGTGAGCAGCCGGGAAACCGGTTCTCGATACAACCATTTTAAGAAGGAGATGACACACCGAATGACCAAAGAAGAGAAGCTGAAGATCCTCGAAGAGGCGGAGGCCAAGGTCTTCACCCGCCTGGCAGAACTCGACTGGACCGGGCTGACCGACGGAGAGGCACTGGGCCTGTTCCACGCCATCGACTGGCTGCAGTGGCAGATTCAGGACCTGCAGGAACCCTGCTCCCCGGATGAGTGTAGATGTGAGGCCAAGACCGACAATCCCCGACCCATCGCGCCCCACCCCGGCGTCGTTGTCGCTGTGGCCAAGGACCCCGTACCCGAAGAAGCTAATGTCCCCCAGCCCGATGCCGCCAAGGGAGAAGCTGCCCCTACCCTCACCAAGAGCCAGATGGTGACTAAGCTGACCGCATTTCGGAGCAACGGAGTCGCCATTGACGCGGTGATGCAGAGCATGGGCTACGCCAAGCTGAGTCAGGTACCTGCAGGGCGCTACTGGGAGCTGCTGGAAAACTGCCAGAAGATCGCGGATGGTGAGGGCTGATGGAGGAAATTTGGAAGCCCGTTCCAGGGTACGAGGGTTCCTACGAGGCGTCAGACCAGGGTCAGGTGAGGAGTTTGGACCGGCATTGCCTCGGCAAGGACGGACGATCCGAATTTCACGGCGGGAAAGTTCTGAAGCCTTGGAGCGCGAGGGGTTACCTTTGGTACAGTCTCCGCGACGGAAAAGTGAAGAAGAACCGAGCGGGGCACACGCTGGTGGCGGCCGCCTTCCTTGGCCCTCGCCCTGAGAAACACGACGTAATGCACCTGGACGGAGACCGGAAGAATAATGCCCTGACTAACCTGCGGTACGGAACTCGCAAGGAGAACTTGAACCAAACCTACGAGTACGGTGGCAGGCAGGCAAACGGGAAGCTGACAAAAACAGACGCACTCGACATTAAACGGCGCCTGCGACACGGCGAATCCCCTCAGGACCTCGCAGAAGAGTACGGCGTACATAGCGCCGCCGTCTATCACATCCGAAACGGCACCACATTCAAGTGGCTCCAAGAGGAGGTGGAGTAATGGCATCCCCCGTCTTACACGCAGTGCTCTCCCCTAGTTCCAGCAGTCGCTGGATCTCATGCCCTCCGAGCGCCCGACTCTGCGAGAGGCTGGAGAAGCGGTTCGGAAAGAAAGATTCACCCTACGCTCGGGAGGGCACGATGGCCCACGCATTGGGGGAGCTGAAGATCCGAAACGCCCTGTACCACTTCGATGGGATGGACACGGCCAAACTGTCCCGGATGAGCGAGGAGGAGCGGGAGGCCTACCAAGGCATCAACGACTTCCGCTACAAGGCCATGCGTGAGGAGCTGGGTGAGATCCCCAGAGACATGGAGCAGGCCACCGACAGCTACTGCGACGTGGTCATCGGCAAACTGGCGGCGACCCGAGAGGTCGACCCCGGGGCCATCCTGCTTCTGGAGCAGAGGGTGGATCTGTCCCGATGGGTGCCCGGTTCTTTCGGCTCGAGCGATTGCATCATCGTGAGCGACAACTTGCTGGAGGTAATTGACTATAAAAATGGTGTCGGTGTTCCGGTTGACGCGGTTGGCAACCCGCAGATTCGGCTCTACGCCCTCGGCGCTCTGGCTAAGTACCAACATCTATACGACTTCGACCGGGTGCGCTACTCCATCATCCAGCCCCGGCTGGACAGTATGTCCGACGAGACGCTGACCGTGGACGAGCTGCTCCATTGGGCCGAAGAGGTCGTAGTTCCCGCTGCGAAACTGGCGTGGGCTGGCCAAGGGGATTTCCAAGCCGGATCTTGGTGCAGATTCTGCGCGGCCAAGGCCATCTGTTCGGCCCGTGTGGCGGAGGCCATGAAGCTGTTCCGCTACGGTCTGGAGAGTCCCGGCGTGATCCCGGATGAGCAGATCCCTGAGATCCTTGCCACCCTTGATCTGGCCGAGGCGTGGATCTCAGACATCCGTACATACGCAGAGTCCCAGGCCCTGCGCGGCCAGAAGTGGCAGGGCTACAAACTGGTCAGAGGCAAGCGGCCCAACCGCAAGTGGTCTGACCCCGAAGAAGTGAAAGCCCAGCTCCTGAGAGCCGGGTACGGACTGGAGCAGTTTGAGAAGCACGAGCTGAAGCCCCCCGGTGAAGTGGAAAAGGCCCTCGGCAAGACTGCATTCCGTGCCCTGCTCGACGGGCTGGTCTCTCAGGGCGAGGGCCGGCTGACCCTGGTGCCCGAGAGCGATAAACGTCAGGAGTACAGCAGTTCCCGTGTACTCTTTGATGAACTTTTTTCCGCAGAAGCGGAAAAGACCGACGGGGAATAACCAAATTTTAGGAGGAATCAGATTATGTCTAACAACTACGCTACCTACTGCCTGCGCAAAGGCGATACCGATCTCGTTATCGGCGAGTGCCGTCTGTGCTACGCCCACATCTTCGCCCCTCGGCGCAACGAGGATGGTACCCCCGGCAAGTATTCTGCCCAGCTGCTTATCCCCAAGTCCAACACCAAGGTCATCTCTCTGCTGAAGGAGGCCGCCGAGGCCGCCAAGAAGAAGGGCCCCAAGGGCGGTTGGGGCGCCAAAGCAAAGGCCGCCCAGCGTCTGGCCCTGAATCTGCGCGACGGTGATGAGGAGTACCCCGATGATCCCACCTACGAGGGTATGTGGTTTATCAACGCCTCCAACCACAACAAGCCTCTGGCCGCAGTTCGTGAGAACGGCATTGTGTCCGAGGCGCTGGACGAAGAGGATCTCTACAGCGGCTGCTGGACGGCGGTTCATGTGTCCGTGTATTGCTATGACAAGAGCGGCAACATGGGTATCGCCTGCAGTCTGGAGGGCGTGACTAAGACCCGCGACGATGCTCGTCTGTCCGGTGGCGTGAGCTCCGCCTCCATGTTTGACGAGCTGTTTGGCAGCGCTGCCGGTTCCTGCCTGGATTGATATCCCCTCTGCCCTGCCCCGGAGCGTCCCCCGTTTCCGGGGCAGGAGCACATAGGAAAGGAAGAGACACAATGTTCGTGATCGCAAAACCCATCCGCCTGATCGAGCTGTTCGCCGGGGTGGGCAGTCAGGCGCAGGCGCTGAAGAACATCGGCGCCGAGTTCGAGCACCACAGAGTCGTGGAATTCGACAAGTACCCCGTGGCAAGCTACAACGCCATCCACGGAACCAACTTCGCACCGATGGACGTGACCAAAACCCACGGGAGCGACCTTGGTATCGAGGATAAGGAGCACTACACCTATGTGCTTACCTACAGCTTCCCGTGCCAGGACCTGTCTGTGGCAGGCAAGGGCGCAGGGATGAAGAGAGAGAGCGGCACCCGTTCCGGGCTTCTGTGGGAGGTGGAACGCATCCTCAAGGAGTGTGCTGAAATCGGCGCTCTGCCCGACGTTCTGCTGATGGAGAACGTGCCTCAGGTACACGGCAGGAAGAATCTCAGCGACTTCAACGAGTGGCTGGCGGTTCTGAAGAGCCTCGGCTACTGGAACACATGGAAGGACCTGAATGCCACAGGCTTCGGCGTGGCGCAGAACCGGAACCGCTGCTTCTGCGTGTCCATCCTCGGCGGCAAAGAGGGCGACTACATCTGGCCTGAGCCTACCGAGCTGACCAAGTGCATGGCTGACTATCTGGATGAGGTCGTGGACGAGAAATACTACATCAACAACGAGCGGGCCCAGCAGCTCATTGATAAGATGATCGCCAGCGGTCAGTTGGATGGTTTCGAGAACAGTCTGGAGGTCGGACATGGAAAATAATAGAATCCAAATCCGTCGGCTGGGAAACATGAACGGACATACTGGTGGTTCTTTTTCCGGAATGGTATACGGCGCATATGGACTTGCTCCAACCCTCAACTGTATGGGCGGGGGGGGATTACAACCGCACATCGTTGTGAGGTGCGAAAGATGAAGTTTGTGAGAAACATTCCGGCTCGGAGAAAGAAAACGAGTTCGGACGGCAAGTTCCTCTCTGTAGCCGAGTCCTCTGTTGATCATATCAACAATATCTGGGGGGGGACGATTTTGGCAAGGTACTACAAAGGCGCAGACGGCGCTGGAGACAACCTTGTAATTGTCCAGTTTAAGGAGAAAACCCATGTACATCCGACAAGCGACTAAATCCGGCTGGATCTGGATGCAGTCGGGGGGGGGGCTGCGACCTCTCCTATCCAGAAAGCAAGACTCGAAGAGGACGGGTCACGGCAGCAGGGCAAATCTGCCCCACGCTGACTGCGCAGAATAACGAGGTGTATCGAATTATGGAAAACAACTATACCTACCGCATCCGCAAGCTGACCCCCAAGGAATGCTGGCGGCTGATGGGCTGGCAGGACGAGCAGTTCCACAAGGCGGAAGCCGTGAACAGCAACACCCAGCTCTACAAGCAGGCCGGAAATGGCATCGTAGTCCCCGTGCTGGAAGCCATCTTCAGCCAGATGCTCCCCGAATGGGCGAGATGAACGAGGCGCTCAGGATCCTCGCCCGCTACCGGAAGGTGATTACCCGCCAGCAGTTCAGGACGCTCAAAGGTCAGATCCTGGCAGGCGACCCCACCGGTGCGATCAAAGGGCTTCGGAGGATCCTGAGACCGCCCGAAGAGAAGCCGAGAAAGGAAGAAACCGTATGAAGCGATTTCATTTTGATCTGGTCGGCTACATTCAGTGGCTAGCCGCTATCACCCTGAGCGCCATCTGCCTGCTTGTGTGGGTGCTCGTTCCGCTCTGCATCCTCGACGCCTGCTCCCGACTGCCGGCTTATGCAGAAGAGGCCCCGGAGGCAGAGGCAATCGAGGTGATCGAAGAGGCCGAGGCCCCCGTCCTCGCAGAGGCCCCGGAGGTTCTGCCCCCAGTGCCGGAAGAGAATAAGGTTGACCCCGAGCTGCTGGAACAGCTTGCCATCGTGGTCTATCGGGAGGCCGGCGGCGACAACGTCTGCGACGACTGCCGAACCCGGGTGGCAGACGTGGCGCTGAACCGGGTGGCGGATGACCGCTTCCCCGACACTCTGGAGGGCGTACTGACCCAGAAGAACCAGTACGGAGCCATGCACTGGGACGGTATCGTATGGCCGGACCGGGCGGACAACCCGGGCGAGGCTCACGCGGTGGAGCGGGCTTACGCTGCCGCCGAGGATGTGCTTCTGGGCAACCACAGTGAACTCTACGGCGAAGGCTACATCTTCCAGAGTGAGTTCCCCAAACTGGGTGAGCAGCCCGTGGAGTGCTGCGGTATCTACTACGCGAAAGGATGAGTGAGCGTGAAGTGGAATTACAGTCCCGGTGACCGAGTACGGATCGTCCGGCTCCCTGCAAAATACTCCGGCCCGGAGTGGAATTCGATGATCGGCGCAGTGGGCACTGTGCGGTCCTGCTACTGCGGCTCGATCTCGGTAAAGCTGGACGACTTCACCAACAATCGAGGTTCGACCGGATGCTTCTACCTGAGCGCGCCCCATCTGGAGCCTTTGGTCGACGACCTCCCGGCGGCAGCCAGGTTCGATGTAGAAGCGTACTCCAAGGCATATCGCGCCGTCACCGAACGAATGTACCGCGCCAGAATCTTCGACCAGAGCGCTGAGCAGCCCAACGTAGAAATTGTAAGAGTTGAAAAGGAGGAAACCCCTATGCTGAAGAACTACCGTGCCGCCGGCATCAAGTTTATGTACGGCTATGACACTGACAAGACCTACCCCTACGCACTGTACGACGAGGACATCGTCATCGGTGACACCGTGGTCGTGATGACCGGCCACCACGGCATGGCCATCGCTGAGGTCTGCTCCATCGGCGAGATGCCCAAGGACTCCGTGACCTGCGGCCGCGAGATCATCTGCAAGGTGGACATGGCCGCCTACAACTGCCGCAAGGCCAAAGCCAAGAAGATGGCCGAGCTGAAAGTAGAGATGGACGCCAAGGTGAAGGCCCTGCAGGAGGTGGCTCTGTACGAGCTGATGGCCGAGAAGGACCCCGAGCTGAAGGCCATGCTGGAGGCATTTAAGGCCCTGGAGCAGTAAGGAGGCCTGACCATGTACATCTGTCTGAACTGCGGGGACGAGTTCCTCAGGCCCAAGATCATTGAGATCCGCCACGGTGCGGAGTTTGACCTGCGCGAGAAGCGTCTGGTCTCCCCCTGCTGTCACGATTCCTACGCCGCCGCTATGAACTGCGGCTCCTGCGGCACCCTGATCGCCATCGGCAAGGACACCCGCGGTATGTGCCGCAAGTGTGCTGAGAAAACGGTGGCTCGGATGCGCTACCTCCTGTTCAACGAATTCACCGAGGCCCAACGCGAAGTGCTCAACGACGCATTTGATGGAGTGGCGCTGACGGAACCGGACAAAGCGAAGGTGATCCTGCCGTGAGCAAGCGCTTCTGCTTTTTGGATTTTGAGACCTACAGTGAGACCGACATCGGCAAATGCGGAAGCTATAAGTACATGGAGGATCCGAACTTTGAAGTGCTGCTGCTGGCCTACGGGTTTGACGACGAGCCCATCGACGTAGTCGACTTCGTGCAGGGCGAGACGTGGCCCAGTGACTTCCTCTCCGCTCTGACGGATCCCGAGGTCATCAAGGTGGCACACAACGCCTCCTTCGAGCGGTACGCCATCTGGCGGAGCCTCCACATCTACTGCGACCCCGTGCAGTGGTTTGACACCATGCACCTGTGCGGCGTGTGCGGCCTGCCCATGAGTCTGGCAGGTGCAGGCGATGCGTTGGGTCTGGGTGAGGATCAGGCCAAGATGAAGGAAGGCAAGGCCCTCATCCGCTACTTCTGCCTGCCCTGCAAGCCCACAAAAACCAACGGAATGAGAACCCGGAATCTGGCTGAACACGCCCCGGAGAAGTGGCAGACCTTTGTGGAATACTGCCGCCGGGACGTTGAGACGGAGCGCACCATCTTCAACCTCCTGAAACGTTGGGCCCCCGACGCCACGGAGAAGAGGTTCTGGAATCTGGACACCCGGATCAACGAGCGGGGCGTCCGCATCGACCGGCAGTTGGCCATCAACGCTGTCGCCATGGACCTGAAGAACAAGGAAGAACTGACGGAAAGGGCCGTCGAGATCACCGGATTGGAAAACCCCAAGAGCGTAAGCCAGATCAAGAACTGGCTGTTCGATCAGGAGGGCAAGGAGTTCCCGAGCCTGAACAAGAAGGTCATCGCCGATGTAGTCTCTCAGCTTCAGACCGACGAGGCCAAGGAGTTCATGGCCCTGAGAGCGGAGCTGTCCAAGTCCTCGGTGGCCAAGTATGACGCCATGGTCCGAGCCCAATGTGAGGACGGAACAGTGAAGGGGTGCTTCCTCTTCTACGGAGCCTCCCGCACCGGACGCTTCGCGGGCAGGCTCGTCCAATTCCAGAACATGAGCAAGAACGAGATGGATACGCTGACCGAGGCTCGAGACCTCGTGAGGAACGGCCACTACACAGCCCTAAAGGCCCTGTTTGACGGTGTCGCGCAGCCGCTGAGCGAACTGGTTCGCACCGCCATCATTCCCGAGGACGGGCACCAGCTCCTCGTCTCCGACTTCGCGGCCATTGAGGCCCGCGTCACGGCATGGTTCGCACAGGAGAAGTGGAGACTGGAGGTCTTTGAAAACGGCGGCGACATCTACTGCGCCTCAGCCTCTCAGATGTTCCACGTCCCCGTGGTCAAGCACGGCGAGAACGGACACCTGCGGCAGAAGGGCAAGGTAGCGGAGTTGGCTCTGGGGTATGGCGGCGGTGTCAACGCATTGAAGGCTTTCGGCGCTGACAAGATGGGCATGACCGAGCAGGAAATGCAGGACACGGTGGATCTGTGGCGGGAGAGCAGTCCCGGTGTGGTAGCCATGTGGAAGGCGCTGGAGAAGGCCGCCATCCGGGCAGTGGTCCGCCGAGGCACCGTGGTCTGCAACCTGCCTGGCGCGGACGTCCGGTTCGACTACGAGGACGGGATCCTCTGGATGGGCCTCCCCTCCGGTCGGCGCATCGCCTACTACGGAGCCCGGTACGACCCGAGCCGATACGACCCCACACGGAAGGTGCTGTCCTACATGGGCACCGACCAGAAAACCAAGAAGTGGACACGCTTGGAGACCTGGGGCGGCAAGCTGACGGAGAACTGCTGGGCTGCAGGAACCCCTGTCCTCACCGACAGAGGGTGGACGCCCATCGAGAATGTCACGTCAGAGATGAAAGTCTGGGACGGTGAAGAGTGGGTCAGCAATGATGGCAGTGAATGTCAGTCTCGGGAGGAAGTATTGTTTGAGTTGGATGGGCTCCTTGTAACCGGAGACCACAAGATACTTACCTCGGAGGGTTGGAAAAATGCGAAAGAATGCGAAGGACTGGACCGGCTACGCGTACAGCTACCTGAAGATTTTGGGCCCTGGGGCGACGAAGGACTCCCACGGGCGAAGGAAATGGGTTGCCCAATGCGAATGCGGACGAGTCTGGGAGATGGACCCCAGAGACATATCGGAGCGGCGGAAAGCCGGGCGCCCAATTTCCTGCGGTTGCAAAAAGAAGGAGCTGATCTCCAAGGCGAACGCAACGCACGGGATGTCCGCACACACGGCCTACGGCGTTTGGCACTCGATGATACAGCGCTGTACCGAGCCGACACACGCGGCCTGGAAAAACTACGGTGGACGCGGTATCACGGTGTGCGAGAGATGGCTTCACAGCTTCGAGAACTTCTGGGCCGATATGGGGCCGACCTACGAAAGCGGTTTGGATTTGGATCGGAAGAACAACGAGTTGGGCTACTCGCCGGAAAACTGCCGTTGGACAACGAGAACCGTGAACTGCCGAAACAAGCGTGGGGCGCGACTGGTGACCTACATGGGTCGGGAAATGCCGCTGAAGGAAATGGCCGAGCTGACGGGGATCGGGTACACAACGCTGCTGTACAGGCTGGACCACGGCTGTCCGTCAGAGAGGCTAGCAGACGCTCCGGACACGGCCAACCGGTTTACGACGTGATGAACTGTGGCCCCCGGCACCGCTACGTGGTGCTCGGTAACACGGGACCTATCATCGCCCACAACTGCGTCCAGGCCACCGCGAGAGACTGCCTGCGGGAATCCATGTTGGCCCTGGACGAAGCCGGCTACGACATCCGGGCCCACGTCCACGATGAGGTCATTGTTACGGAGCCGGTGGATGGCCGGTCGGTCGAAGATATGTCGGCCATCATGGGCCGTCCGATCCCCTGGGCTCCGGGACTGCCCCTCCGGGCGGATGGATACAGCTGCCCATTCTATCAGAAAGACTGAGAAAGGATGCGGTCACGATGACACTTGCCGAGATGGCAGAAGGATACCAAATCGCACACGAGCGTCTGAGTGGCCGCATCGCCGAAATCAAGGCGCAGCTACTCGCCGGAGACGATCCGGAGCTGAGAAGCGAACTACACAATCTCATGCGCGTAGATCGGGAGCTCAGGTCTGTCCGGGACATCTGCGCGAATTACTACGAGAGGAGCTACCACCCCGATGAACAATACACAGCACAATACTCCCCCAACCGAGTTCTTCGGAGGGCTGCAAAGGTGGCTGGAGGAAACCGCAGGAACAAACGCGGAAACACTCGCGAGACTCAAAAGGCACCTGCCCAAAGCAATCCGGGAGGAATTGACTCCGCAGCAACAGCGGTGCTTGCAGATGCGCTACTTCGACCGAAAAACTATGCAGGAGATCGGAGAAGAACTCGGAGTCGACAGATCAACGGTTTCCAGAACCCTCGCAAGAGCCGAGAAAAACCTCTACAGGGTACTGAGGTACTGCCTGTGAAAGGAGAACCCAATGGGAAAAGGAAGCGGGATGTTGGCCCGGATGAAGGCGCAGCACCAAGCTGAACTGGAGGCGCAGAGGATCGCAACACGACAGGAGACGGCGGACTTTTTTCTGGCGGCGGTGCATCAGGAGTTCGGCTTCGGCCCGAAGCGGCAGGCACGGCTCATGGCCAGGGTGAATGCACTGATCATCGAGGAATGCGAGATCAGCGCCGACGACACCCGAGACCGCCAGTACACCATCGAAAAACACGAAGAAATGATGCGGCAGACCTGCGGAAAAGGGTATGTGCCGAGGGAGGAGAGATACGGATATGACTGACATGGAGAAGAGAACCAACAAGGCCAGACGGTACAGCCGAGCCTGCGCCAGACGCAGACAGCTGAAGCGGAGCCTTATCATCACCGGTGCTGTGATCCTGCTGGTAGGTGCAGCTCTGGCGCTATGGATCAATCTGCTGGGGGTGAGCATCGCATGACGGACTTTGACTACGAGAATCGGCAGAAGAAGATCATTGCGCAGAGTGCGAAGCATCGCAAGGGAGGCGCCAAAAGCCGGAAGTGTACCCTGCCCAGCGACCACCTGACCGAGGCCCAGAAGCGCAAGCTCAACGGCCCCGTGGTCACGGTGACGATGGGGAAGCCCATGACGTGGGCGCAGTACAAGCCCGTGAAGGACGACCTGAAGAAGCGTTACCTCATCGATCTGCTTAACACCTACACGCCGACAGGTCATATGCTGGGCGAGATGTTCGGCGTCACACACGTCACAGTCAACAAGGAGCTGCGCCGGCTCGGACTGCCCGTCTGCAAGAAAGGCACACAGCCCACCTGGGAGAAGAAAGCCGCATGGGCGGCCTTCTGCAGCGGCGGCAATACCGTCAGCTCCGTGGCCGATGATCAAATTGAGGAGCTTCAGGAGGCCGTGCAGGAGCCTCAGGACGCCCCTGAAGAGCAGGCGGTGTCCCAGCCTGCCCGGGAGGAAATGTCCGCTGAGAACGAGGCTGAAGAGGCGGAAGAGGCGGAAGAGGCCGTCCACACCGGGGCTAAGTTCCGTGCATCCATGTCTGCCTTCGCCGCACGGTATGCAGGGGAGGCTGAGGATGTGGCACAGCTGATCCGAAACACGCTGCTCCAGCTGAACCGGAACACAAGAGTCAAGGTGAAGCTGATCGTCGAGGTATGCGAATGAGAGCGAAAGACAACCTCATCGAATACTGTGCCGGGTGTGGGGCTCCAGTACATCGCTACCCGAGCCAAAGAAAGCGATCTACGAGAGCGTTCTGCAGCAGAGCGTGCCACATGAGGACGCTCAATGCAGAACTGAACCCTGCGCGAATGACCCTGGAAACCAGGCAAAAGATTCGGGACAGTCGCCTTGGCACCGGGGAAGGCCGCACCTATACAAAGCAATTCGGAAGGCACGAACACCGCATAGTCGCCGAGGAAATACTTGGGCGGCCACTTAAAGAGGGTGAAGTAGTCCACCACATCAACGGAGATAAGCGAGACAACCGTGCAGAAAACATCATGGTTTTCGCCAGTCAAGCCGAGCACCTCGACTGGCACCGGAGGAATGACCTCCGCTATCGCCGCCGAGGAGGTGATGCTGAATGAAGTTCACCCCCATGGCCCATCAGGCCAAGGCCATCGAGTTCCTGCGAACCCATGACCGCGGCGCTCTGTTCCTAGGGATGGGCCTCGGTTAGGAAAAACGGTATCCACTCTGGTGGGTCTGGACGTTCTGATCCACGATGAGTTCTTCCTCCGCAAGGCGCTGGTGATCGCGCCGAAGAACGTAGCCGAGAACGTCTGGGCGCAGGAGATCGCCAAATGGGACGAGCTACACAGGCTCACCTGTTCGGTGGTCTCCGGCACGGCCAAGCAGCGGATCAAGGCGCTGAACGTAAAGGCCGATCTGTACATCATCGGGAGAGACAACATTGTGTGGCTCCGGGACTATCTGGGCGACGAGTGGCCCTTTGACGCGGTGGTCATCGACGAGCTATCCTCCTTCAAGAACCACGGCGCCAAGCGGTTCAAGGCGCTGAAGAAGGTCATCCAGTTATGCAAGGTGGTATGGGGTCTGACCGGCACCCCGGCACCCAACGGGTACTTAGACCTCTGGCCTCAGATCTTCCTGATCGACGGCGGCCAGAGGCTCGGCAAGCGGGTGGGCGAATACCGGGAACGGTTCTTCCGGCCGGGGGCGCACAAGGGACACATCGTCTACGAGTGGCGGCTGCGCATGGGGGCCAAAGAGACCATCGACCGCCTGCTGAAAGACCTGTGCCTGAGCATGAGCGCGGAGGACTGGCTCTCCCTACCCCCGATCATCTACAACACCATCCCGGTACGTATGGATTCTTCCGCACGGGAGACCTACGAGCGGCTGAAAAAGGAAAAGGTCATCCCCCTGCTGCAGGACAGCGAGGAGTTCAAGGCCCTGGACCCCTTCAAGCCGGAGGAGCTGGCCATGATGACCTCCGCCATTCAGGCCGATACCGCCGCCGCAGTGGCAGGCAAGCTGCTGCAGATGGCCAACGGCGCCGTGTACGACGACCAGAGGAACGTCATCCCTGTCCACAACGCCAAGCTGGACGCTCTGGCCGAGATCGTGGACACCAACCCCGGAGAGAGCCTGCTGGTGTTCTACAACTATCAGCACGACAAGGAGCGGATCCTCGAAAAGTTCCCCGAGGCCCGGGAGTTCAACGGCCCCAAGGACGTGGAGGACTGGAACGCCGGCAAGGTGGAGATGCTCCTCTGCCACCCGGCAAGCTGCGGCCACGGACTGAACCTGCAGCAGGGCGGCCACATCATCGTGTGGTACGGCCTGACGTGGAGTCTGGAGCTGTATCAGCAGGCCAACGCACGTCTGCCCAGACCGGGGCAAACCCAGAGCGTCATCATCCACCACATCGTCTGCTCCGACACACTGGACGAGGGTGTGCTGGCGACGCTGAGAGAGAAAGACGAGACCCAAGCAGGCCTGCTCAAGGCTCTGAAGGGGTATTTGAGAAAGGAGAATTGATATGACCAAACCCGAAGCGATTAAGGTCCTCGGCGAGTTGCTCGACGCCTACGACCGATGTGAGCACGGAGACTACTTCTATGACTATGGTCAGGAGGTCTGCGAGGCTATCATTCTCGCCCACGGCGCTCTGAGCCGTTCTGAGCGTGAGACCCCAGTGCCCATTAGGGTCAATGATTGGCGGATCTACTGCCCCTCATGCGGCAAGCAGCAAAAGAGCGGCAAGGCGGCCCCGTGGTACTGTGAGCGCTGCGGGCAGAAACTGCGGAGCGAGAATGGATGGTGAAGAATAATGAATCACGATGCAACACATTGCGCCGACTACAAGAAAGGCGTATGCCCCAAGACTTGCTATCGGGCGCAGTTGACCGAAGAGTTACGGAACATCGTCTATTTGCGCCCAACTTCATGGTCTAACTTCAAAGGGACGAAGATGTGTCCGAAGTGGGGAAAGGAGTGACTCGGATGGCTGAATATATCGAGCGAGAAGCGTTACTGGATGCAATCATAAACGACCACCAAGATTTGGTTTTTTACTCCAAGCGAGAAGCCATTGAATGTATTGCCGCAGAGCCCGCCGCCGATGTTGCGCCTGTGGTGCATGGGCGGTGGGAGCTGACGGTTCACTCATTTTACCGTGACACCTTCGATGAAAGCTGTGAACTATGTGTTTACATCGTTGCTAATTGCAGCGAGTGTTCTTGCAGGCATCCTGTGTATACGGTGTACACCAAAACATTGTTTGGGCCAGAAGATGCCGACGATAGTTTTCAGTTTGACCAAAAATCAGAGGAAGAAAAGGCACTTAATGAGTTTCGTCAACGAGGATTTGACTTTGCCTTCCACTGCCCCTCCTGCGGAGCGAGAATGGATGATGATGGCTGATGTTTGGAAAGCGAAAACTCAAAGCTGAGATCGTCCGGCTGACTTACCGTGTCGCAGAACTGGAAGAACGGCTTTGTCCTTGTGAACAGCACGACTGGAAGTGCGTTGATATGGACTTTGAATATGGCTCTGGTGTCGGTGATGTAGAAACCATTTACAGATACAAGTGCAAGCGGTGCGGAAAACAGATGCGGACATGGAAGCCGCATTTGGAGAGGGGCGGTGAATGACATGGGCTACGCAAGCAGGAACAACCCTACGGCTGTCGCCGCCAAGAATGGCGAACTGCCGCCCAAGAAGCGGAAGATGTCCAAGCGTGAGCAGGATGCGTGGTTGATGGAAAAGATTGCCCAGATAACTGGCGCAAGTGCAATCAAGAATCAGCTGAAAGGGATGTGAATGATATGTGGAAGAAACTCGACCCGGTGGTCATCGGTAAACCGTATCCCATTATGTATGGCGATGGTTGGCGGTGCTTTGATGGCGAGAAATGGCGTGATTGTGATAGACATGGGAACATCATAGAGAGAGGACGGTGAATGATATGACAAATACACAACTCAAAACTATATTGGACAAGCACCGCAAATGGTTGCGAGGTGAATCTTGGGGGAGTAGAGCCGACCTGTGTAGAGCCGACCTGTGTGGAGCCAACCTGCGTGAAGCCGACCTGCGTGGAGCCGACCTGTGTAGAGCCAACCTGTATGAAGCCGACCTGCGTGGAGCCGACCTGCGTGAAGCCAACCTGTGTGGAGCCAACCTGCGTGGAGCCGACCTGCGTGGAGCCGACCTGCGTGAAGCCAACCTGTATGGAGCAAAATTTGAAACGGAATTACTCAATAAGTTTTTTCCCATTTGTTGCCCGGAACACGGAAGTTTTGTTGCGTGGAAACGAGTGCGTGATAACTATATAGTCAAACTGGAGGTGGCTGAAACCGCAAAGCGTAGCAGCGCATACGGAAGAAAGTGCCGATGCAGCGAAGCAAAGGTGCTAGCAATTGAAAATCTGGACGGCACACAGGCTGATGTGCGAGAAGTCAGCAGTAAATATGATATCAACTTTGTTTATCGTGTGGGCGAAATGGTCCGTGTTGACAATTTCGATGAAGATCGGCGCAACGAGTGCGCTGCTGGTATCCACTTCTTCATCACTCGGCAAGAAGCTGTTGATTATATGGTGTAATCCAAAAGGACGGTGAATGATATGCCGACTACTGACGACTGCATGAGATGTACCAAGCCTTGCCCCCAAGCAAAGTTGGCACATGAAACCGCAAAGGGCAGGATGTATGCCACAAAAGAACTGCTGTCCTATGTCAAAAAGGTGGAATCTGGTCAGCTTGTGGAAGTGGTGCGGTGTGAGGAGTGCAAGCATCATAGCGAAATACCAAATACTGATTTGTACCTGTGCCACAGGACATGCTCAGGGTGTAAAGCAGACGATTTCTGCTCCTATGGTGAACGGAAGGAATAAAAACAGAATTTCCGTTTTTATCCACCTGTTTCGGAAAGATTCCTTTCGAAATGAGCAGATAAAAACGATGAATTGCATCGAAATCGAGGCAATTAAAGTGGTCGAAACGACCAGTTTAGGAGGAACTATGAACGACATTGTAGACACCCTCGTCCGGGACACGGATCGGTGGACCGGACAAATACTCGGAAATCGGGCCGGGACTCCTCTCCTCCTGTACGGACAGAAGGACAGCCGGTACCTGAAGGGCGTGGCGGCAAAGGCCAAGGGGTTCGGGCTTGCGGTGCGGTGGTTTGACTGCCCGCCCCCGATCCTGCCCGGCGTCCCCTATGTGGTGGATCAGGAGAGCTTCCCCTGCGGCGATTACCCCGTGACGCCGGTCAGCCGAGGCTTTGACCTGGACTGCGGCGACACCCCTGGCATGAGCTGCACCGCTGAAGCCGTGAGCCGGATCATCAAGGCTCTGGCCGGCGAACACCCCCATGTGTGCATCATCGGGCGCGGCCACGCAGTGAAGGGGTTGGCGGAGGATCTGCTGAGGCAGGACTGCACGGTGACCGTATGCCACAGCAAGACGAGGAACCTGCAGTGCGCATCCTACTACGCCGACATCATCGTTAACAGCGCACCGGGAGCTGAGTTCGGCTACGGTGTCTGCGGCCCCGGCAACCTGATCCTGGACCTCGGCGGCGGACTGAGCCGGTGGGAGCATTCCAGCCTTGTGACTTACATAGGCCCCCGGGACATCGGACGGCTGAACACCAGCATTCTGCTGAACCGGTTTGCAATGAGCGAAAAGGAGTGAGAAAGACATGGAGATCGTGAAAGACCCCTGGAACGGCACAGTGCAGAGCGCCGGAGAGGCGGACATGGTGAACCGCCCGCCACACTACACCATGGGCGGCATCGAATGCGCCGACGCACTGGACGCCATGGTAAGCGCGTACCCCGACACCAACGCCGCGGCCCTCGCGTGGCAGGTGGGCAAGTATGTGTGGAGGCATCCCCACAAGGGCCGTCCTCTGCAGGATCTGGAGAAGGCCCGGTGGTACCTGAACAGACTCATCGACCACTACAAGAAGAAGGGGGCCTCCGATGGCAAGTGCTGAGCTCCGCGATTTTTTAGGCAGCGTTCAGGAGGCCAGGTTCCAGTACCACAGAGCGGTATCCCGGGAACAGGAGCTGAGGGAGCGCTGCGAGAACATGACCACCAACTGGAGTTCCGAGCCCCATGGCTCCGGGGACGTTCACAGGGATGGCCCGCTGACCGCGCTGGCCCAGGCACACGCGGAGCTGAAGGATCTGTACGCCGCGTGGGAACAGGCGGAGGAGGAAGTGGACTGCTTCCTCAACCGCATCCGGGACATCCGGTATCGGGCCATCCTGCAGCTGAGATACGTTGACCTGTACAGCTGGCCCCGCATCGAAGAGGAGCTGCAGAAGGGCGGCATTTACTATGAGCAGAGGCAGATCTTCCGTCTGCACGGCCGGGCGCTGGTGGAGGCGGAAGATCTGTGGGAGAACTATCAGAAGGAGGAAAAACATGGAACATAACTATGCGGACCTGCTGGACCGCGCCCGCGGCACCATCCTGCTGGCAGGTGAGAAGTTCGGCACGGCAGAGTATTGCCTCGCCTCCGTCCCCGTGATCCGGGAGCTGGCAGAGGCACTGATTACCGTCTGTAATCAGAACAAGAATCTCCGGCAGGATCTGGCGCAGACCAAGCGGGACTACGAGGCCAATCTGGAGGAGCTGCTGAGGGTGGGCGAGGAACTGGCCCTGCTGAAAGATACCATCTACGTGGAGGTCAACGGACTGCGGTACATCGTAGACCCCCGGCTGAAGGAGCCTGTGGTGGGTATCTACGACCCCGAGCTGAAGGAGGTTCTGGAATGAAAAAGATCCCGACCCTGTTCGAACGGGAGTTTGCAAACCATCGGGTGGTAGGCATCTCCGATAAGGTACACCCCGGTATGGAGTGGGTACTGGCCGGAGAGGGCGTGGCTACCGTCAAGTGGGATGGCTCCTGCTGCGCAGTCATTGACGGCAAGTTCTATAAGAGGTTCGATGCCAAACCCGGCAGGAAGATCCCGGAAGGCGCGATCCCCTGCTGTGAACCGGATCCCGTGACCGGCCACCACCCCCATTGGGTGCCGGTAGACCCTCTCAACGCGGCGGACAAATGGTTTTGGAAAGCTAGAGGTTGCGGTCTGGCCACCAACGAAGGTCTGCATGACGGAACATATGAAGCGGTCGGCCCGCACTTTAATGGGAATCCGCATCGCTTTCAGGTGGACACCCTCATCCCCCACGGAATCCATCCCGTGGATGTGGTCAGAACCTTCGAAGACATCCGGGATTATCTGGAACACCACCAGATAGAGGGGCTGGTCTTTTGGAAAGACGATGAGCCGATGTGCAAGATCAAGCGCCGCGACTTTGGGTTCGGATGGCCGGCTTACTGATTGACCTGACTGAGGAGACCGCCGCTGAGTTCATCCACCGGCGGCGGCTCCAGATCACCATACACAGCTGCATCTACTATCGGATGAACGAGAACATCATCTCCGACCACCAGTGGGCCGCATGGGCCAAGGAGCTGGTGGAGGCGCAGGAGCGGTTCCCGGCGGTGGCGGAGAAGCAGCTGTGGGCAAAGGAGTTTGCAGACTTTGACGGCAGCACCGGCTTCAGCCTGCCCATCAACGAACCGGGTGTGGTAGCGGCTGCCCGGCGTCTGCTGGCATACAGAAAGAAGGAGGAAAAGAAATGACCGGAAATGAATATCAGAGGGCCGCGCTTCGGACGGCCAGCCTGACCGGCAAGAACAAGAAGGTGTCTCCCATGGTGGAGATCCTGCTGGAGCGCGGATACCCCGTGTCCGATCTGATGCTGCTCAACGGCGCCCTTGGTCTGGGCGGCGAAAGCGGCGAGGTGGAAGACATCGTGAAGAAGTCCATCTTCCAGGGCCACTCTCTGGACAAGGCCCACATCGCCAAGGAACTGGGGGACATCGCGTGGTATCTGGCTGTGGCGGCCCACGGCATCGGATACGACCTTGACACCATCTTTCAGATGAATGTGGACAAGCTGACGGCCCGCTACCCCGACGGCTTCGAGGCCGAGCGCAGTCTGCATCGGGAGGTGGGTGACGTATGAACGAGCCCAGATGTGATTACAACCGGATGGTGGAGTGCCCCAGATGCGGACGGGACTGCAAGGTCTGCGGATGGCACCCCGACATCAGCCTGAAGCGCCGCAGAGAACTGCGAAGGAAATACCCGGCGGCGCTTCTGGATCTGGAGATCCGCTGTGAACAGGAAGGAGGAAAGAAATGATCATCGTACCCGCAAGTGTTGAATTCATGCACCCGGTGGACGGTCAGGCGATCCTGAAGCTCATCGAGGCCTGCGGACGGGTGTGCTACAAGAGTGAGGATAAAACCGAAGACGGTTCGGCGGAGGCTTTTGTCCGTGGTCTGCTGAAGCGGGGCCACGAGGCTGTGATCGAACACGCCAAGATCACGGTGAAGTTCACCTGCGACCGGGGCGTGTCCCATGAGATCGTCCGCCATCGCATGGCCTCCTACTGCCAGGAAAGTACCCGCTACTGCAATTACTCGGGGGACAAATTCGGCAAAACGATCACGGTTATCGCCCCGGATGCGCTGAACCTGAACGAGGAGGCATACACCCACTGGATGTCTGGATGCCTGTGCGCAGAAATGGCCTACTTCGATATGCTGGAGAACGGTGCCAAGCCTCAGGATGCCCGTTCAGTGCTGCCCAACAGCCTGAAGACCGAGGTGGTCATGACCGCCAACATGAGAGAGTGGCGCCACTTCTTCCGTCTGCGCTGCGCCCCTGCGGCACACCCACAGATGCGGGAGGTAGCCAAGAAGGCCCTGCGGATGTTCCACGAGGCCATCCCTGTTCTCTTTGACGACATCTACAAGGAGGTGTTCGAGCCATGACACCGAATGAGCGTGACCCCGTTACCTGCGGGTGGAGCATCGGCTTCGACGGCGTCTGGGTCTGCAGGCTGTGTATGCTCCCCTGCCCACGGGTGAAGGTGTGTCCCCAGGAAGAGAAGGGGGTGGCCTGCGGGATGAACCACAAGAAGAAAAAGCCCTCAGACGGGCTGACGGAGACGGAGGTCGAAGTGGTCATGGCACTGGCCCGGCACGGTCTGAGTGCCGGCAGGGCCGCCAAAGCGATCTTCCGCCACCGCAACACCGTCATGTGGCACTCGGAACAGGTCAGGGTGCGGCTCGGACTCGACCCACTGGACTTTTACGACATGATCAAGCTGGAGAAAATGGCAAAGGAGGCAATGGAACATGATGACTCTGTACGCTGTCCGTGACCGCCGCACGGGCAGGCTGATCCGGGATCTCACCAGCACCGGCACCAAGTTCTGGACCCGCCGGGGGCACTGTGAGCGGGCGATCGAGAGCTACCTGAACGATCCCGTGCGCTGGGGCCACTACGACCCGGAGCTGCTGGAACTGCACTGCTTCACGCAGGAGGAGCTGGACCGGCACATTGACGGAGAATTGGCCGGACGATTGGCGAAGCTCATCAAGGAGTGCGGATCGAAATGAAGATAGCGGAAGCAAAAACCAAGACCTCCAAGAAATGGAGGACCCACAGCATCACATGGGAGGAGTTCCTCTCCCGGATCAGGGACCCCTACCGCACCGCAGAGACCGTGCGGGAGTACAGGACCATGGGCAAGGCGGAACGAGACGCGGCCAAGGAGGCCAAGGGAGGTTTCGTCGGCGGCGCTCTGACCGGCGGCCAGCGCAAGACAGAGAACGTGAAGGAGCGGTGGCTCATCACCCTGGACGCCGACGAGGCGGTGCCCGGACAGTGGGAAAACGTGACGGTCCTTCACGAGTTCCGCATGGCCGTCTACTCCACCCACAGCCACACCGAGGAGCACCCCCGGCTGAGATGGATCATCCCAACATCCAGACCCATGACCCCTGACGAGTACCCCGCCGTGTCTCGAATGGTAGCCAGCTGGATCGGCATCGAGACCATCGATTCGACAACGCACGAGCTGGCCAGACTTATGTACTGGCCCACCTGCAGCGAGGACGCCGACTACTACTTCCGCCAGCAGGACGGTCCTGTGCTCGACCCCGACGAAGTTCTGGCTGAGTACGGAGACAACGAGGCATGGAGAGACACCACGCTCTGGCCTATCTCGAAGAAGGAGAGCGAGGTCCGCACCCGGGCGCTGAAGAAGGCCGGCGACCCCACGGAGAAGCCCGGCATCGTGGGTCTGTTCTGCCGTACATACGACGTGGAGGACGCCATTGCCGAGTTTCTCCCTGAGGTCTACTCCCCCTGCGAGGCGGGCGGTCGGTACACCTTCGCAGGAGGCTCCACCTTCGGCGGCGCCATCGTCTACGACGAGGGCAAGTTCCTCTACTCCAACCACGCCACCGACCCCTGTCAGGGCATGAGCGTGAACGCCTTTGACCTTGTGCGCATCCACAAGTTCGGAGCGATGGACGCCGACATGGGAGAAGATGTCCAGGTCACCCGGCTGCCGAGTTACGGAGAAATGGTGCGCTTCGCGGCGGAGCTTCCCGAGGTCAAGGCAAAGATGGTGCAGGAGCGCATCGCAGAGACGGACAGCGACTTTGCTGACCTGCTGAGCATTACGGAGGAAGATGACACCGGGTGGGAGAACAACCTCGTGCTGAATTCCAAGACCGGCGAGTGCGAACCCAGCATTAACAACGCCCTGCTCATCCTCACTCACGACCCTGCTCTCAAGGGATCCTTCGGTTACGACAAGTTCGCCGAGCGGCCCAAGCTGCTGGCCGACGTACCCTGGAGACCAAAGGGGAGCATCAAGACAGGGGGCCGGGGGACGGACTGGGAAGACAGAGACGACTCCGGTGCCAAATGGCACCTGCAGCTGCACTGGAAGTTCAAAAGCGAGAACGACTTCCGGTCCGCTCTGGAGCTGGCCTTCCACGCGAGGGCGTTCCACCCCGTCCAGGACTATCTGAAGAGCCTGACATGGGACGGAGTCCCCAGAGTAGAGACCATGTTCACCCGGCTGTTCGGAGCAGAGGACACTGAGCTGAACCGCGCCATTTCCCGCAAGTGGATGGCCGGCGCGGTGGCCCGTGTCATGCGCCCCGGATGCAAATTCGACAACTGTCTCGTCCTCTACGGACAGCAGAATCTGGGCAAGAGCAGCTTCGCGGATATTCTGTCCAAGGGGTGGTTCAATGACTCCGACATCAACATCGGCAACAAAGACGGCTACGCCTCCCTCCACGGATCGTGGATCATCGAACTGGCAGAGCTGGCCAGTGTGAAGCGGTCTGATGTGGAGTCGGTGAAGACCTTCCTGTCAAAGCGCGAGGACACCTACCGTCCCGCATACGGTCGCCGCGTGGCCACCTTCCCCCGGCAGTGCGTGTTCTTCGGCACCACCAATGAACTGGAGTTTCTCCGGGACCGCACCGGTAACCGCCGCTTCTGGCCTATCGAGGTGGCCCACGCCGTCGATCAGGACGCGCTGAGGGCCGAGGTTGACCATCTGTGGGCGGAGGCCTACGTCATCTGGCAGCGCGGCGAGAAGACGTGGATGGACACCAAGCATCTGGAGGCCCTGCTTGCCGAGGCGCTGGACGAGCACATGGTGCAGGACGAACTGGTGGGGCAACTGGCCGACTATCTGGACACCCCCCTGCCGGAGAACTGGTATGATCTGACCCCCGAGACCCGGCGTGACTATATTCAAGGCATGACGGTCTCCGACGTCACCAAGGCCACCATGCGCCGGGACGCCGTGTGCCTCACCGAGATCCGTACCGAGATGTGCGGAGAGGACAGACGCCGCAACGGAGGCAACGACCTCCTCTCCCGCCGCCTTGCCAACCTCATGAACACCCTGCCCGGGTGGCGGAAGGGCCGTAAGAAGGAGACGACCAAGGGCTACGGCGCCCAATGGGTATACCACCGAGAGGTGGAGACCGAATAAACAAGGAGGAAATAAAAATGAGAAAATCTCAAGGACGCCCAGAGATGGTGGGGCTCAACTTCCGCGACTTCATCGTCTACCGCAACACTCCAACTGCAAAGGAGGGACCCGCCGCATACCACAAAGCGCGAACCCAACTGGCACTGAGGGTATTGCACGACCAAAACTTTCCCAATGACAACCATTTCTCCAGCGCTTCGGATTTTGAGCGCTACATCACGGACACCCCTCTCTACCGCAGAGACCTCAGCCCTCGCGCATGGCAGAATATGTTGCGGGTTGCTGTTAGGACGTGGGACGAATATCTCGACTGGCTCCTAATAACGAATAGTGATCTCAACAGACTCCTCTACAACCACGACTTCCTGCTGCAGATATTCGCCGACCGCGGCAGAGCCTAAACCGCCGCCCAAATCCCAAACCTGAACTGAAACGGAGCACCCCGTCCCGGATAACAGACCCACGTTGAGCTTCTCCGGGGCGGGGTCGGTGTTTCGGAAGTTCCGATGATTCCAATGATATTCCAATGAAAACCCACCATTGGAACCGGCCTCAACCTTAGAGCTGCAATGGTTTCAAGGATTTTATTCCAATGATTCCAATAAAATGACTATTAAGTTTATCGAAAAAAAATTTCGAGAAAGGTGAAGTAGAGAATATGATTATAGACCTAACAGAGAATCGCTCTTCATTGGAATCGAGAACCCGTGAGCCTTAGAGTCGCAATGGTTTGAGGCGATTCCTTTAGTTGGAATCAGAGTCTGGTTTGGAATCAGAAAATCAGAAAGGCGGTGCGCCGAGTGTCGAAAAAGAATGTCCTTGAGTCAGAGGTGGAGAGTCATTTGAGACGGTCCGCAGAATCCACGGGTGGTCTGTGCGTGAAGTTTCTCCCGGACTATAAGAGAGGCTGGCCAGATCGGATCCTCCTCCTCCCTGCAGGCAGGCTCGTCTGGGTGGAGACTAAGAGGCCTGAGGGCGGCAGGCTGTCCTCCGCTCAGCTGGTGGCCCATGAGCAGCTCAGACGCATGGGTCAAAGGGTGGAGCTCGTCTGGACAAAAGAGGCCGCAGACAGGCTTGTGGAGTCCTTGACGCACGACAAGTGATCGCAGGCAAAAAGGAACCCCCGACACTTTGGAATGAGTGTCGGGGGTTCGGATTTTAGGTGTGTTACGAGTCATGCGCCTAAGGGGTGGTAGGCAGGGTCGTCGGTGATCAGAGAGTCCAGCTCCAGACGGTCCTCGTAGGTGCGAATGAACTCGGTCTCACGCAGGCTGCGGAGGAAGGCGTCGCTGGTGACGTCCAGCTGAGACTGCCGGGTGGGGATGTAGTTGGACATGGGTCAGGCCTCCTCTCAGCGGAAATCGTGGGTTTTGAATTCCTGCAGTGCGGCGTAGACTTCTTCGTAGTCCGCTTTGAGGGAGGCGATTGTGTCGTTGTCGTACTCTTCGCATCTCTCCAGTGTCCACTTGTAGAGGCACTGCTTGCGTTCCATGTCGTCGGACAGGAGTTTGTGGATGTAGGCTAGGGTGCGAAACGTCATAGTGTTGTCCTCCTTGTGATTTGATGTGGTGTGTCAGCCGATTGGCTGTGGGATGGGGTTGATGCGCTCAACCCCTCAGAAGCGGTTAGCCGAGGATCAGAGTGGCCCAGCCCTCTGCTCCGGCGGCGGCGAAGAACACGGCTGCCCAGAGGATGCCGGCCTTGATGATGCCGAGTCGGTCCATGCTCAGGCCTCCTTCCGCCAGATGATGACGCCGTCGCGGACGAACTTGGAGGAGTAGATGTTCTCGGTGTCCTGGTCGAAGTCGTGGGGGTAGATGCTGGCATCGGCAAAACCGGAGAAGGCGGGGTCGTTCTCGCGGCGCTGGCGCTCGGCCCGGGCGAGAGCCTCGGCCTCCTTGCGGGTGATGCGCTCCCAGTTCTCGGGGACCAGGAAGCCGGCAGGCGCATGGTAGAGGCAGTAGGTGTTGCTGAAGTTGTTGTAGCGGCAGACGTAGTAGTTGTGCTTCATGTGGTGTGTCCTCCTTGTGATTTGATGTGGTGTGCCTCACTCTGCATTTCTCCGGGCTTGTGACCGGCGTCGGCTGCATTAAGGCCGCCCCCGAAGGGGCGATTGGTTAAGTCCATGCGCGCTTAACCTTGCTGATGGCCATGGCCAGAGCTTTGATGCTTTGCTCCTGCTCTACGGAGTAGCTGTCACCGTTGTAGGTGATGTGGTCGGAGATGTTATCCACCTCCCAGTTAAGTTCCCTGAGGGAGAATTCCTCCATGTGGTCCAGGATGTAGGCTAACTGGTGGATGCGGAATTTGATATCGGTTGTCATGTCTACCCCTCCTCTCAGCCCATGCAGACCCAGACGTACTCGGGGTCCTTGTGGGGACGGATGCTCAGGCTGTAGAAGCAGTTGGTGGCTACCATCTGGCAGGTGAGGTCACGGATGGCCTCTTTGATTGCGCCGGGGGTGTTGTAGACTTTGAACTTCTTCATGTGGTGTGTCCTCCTTTGAACTAGTAGATTAGATGTTGCCCTGGGCGTAGCGCCAGGTGAGACTTTCCCGTGCCTCGGCCAGCGTCTCACAGGAGAAGCTGTAGTCGTACCAGCCGTAGCGGTTCTTCCGGTTAACGTTCCAGCCGACTGTGCCTTTTTCGATCTCGTACCGGTAGTCGCTGGTGTAGTAGGTCTGCGGGATGGTTCGCCCTTCGGGGTTCCTCTTGATCAAGCGCATTGCGCCGTCCTCCTTTTTGTTCTTGACCTCTTTCCAGAGGTGTGGTATTTTTTAGGCGGTGGTTTTGATAACCCAGGCCACCAACTGGGACGGACGGTTGGAAGGAACGGGGTGCTACTTAGCCAGAGGCTTCGTAGGCTTCGTCGATGGTGGCATACACGATGCCGTCGACTTCGTATCCGTAGTCGGTGTACACTACTGTTTCACCTCCCTCCTTTCGGGGACACCGTCTCGGTGATGACGCACCGAGGCGGTTCTCCGTTTCCAAGCGACTTGGGTGTTGCGGTGTCGCCCGGGATGGTTTAAGCATAAGCTATGTTAACAGAGATTTCAAGACGGAATATTGCACGAAACTATGATAACATATTTGTGCATTTTGCTATGTTAACAGATTTCATATTTAGATGTATAATGCCGTCAGGAGGTGAACAAATGGTATCAGAGAAGCAAAAGGCTTATGCAAGTAAGCACGTGGCTGAAAAACTGGATCAGGTGATGGTTCGCCCGCCCAAAGGCACCAAAGAGCGGTGGCGCGAGGCAGCCGAGAGGCAGGGCCAGAGCCTGCAGCAGTTCATCATCCAGGCGGTGGAGGACCGCATACTGAGAGAGTCGGAGCAGTGATGCTCCGGCTTTTTGTCATACATCCTGTACAGTATGTCGTTAAGCGGAGGACTTTTCAGTCCTCGCTCATGAGCTTCTGCACAGCTTCACGGAATATGCTTGAGGTGTTATGGCCTTGCGCCTTTCGGTCCTCGATGTAGGCGATTAGGTCTGCGTCTGAGTCTTTCCGCAGCCTGACAGCGTAGGTGGTCAGGTTTGCCTCATCCCATCTCCGTTTGACTTCGTAGCTCGTGGTCGTTTTTCTTGCCACGACTTGACTTTTCCCTCCTTTTGTGGTAGTATCGACGAGCGAGGGGGACAGACCTGTTGCAGCAGGTCACGCGGTCCTTCCTCCGAAGATGTGTATCTGTAGAAAGGCCGGGGCTCTGTTGCAGGGGTTCCGGTTATTTCTTTTTCATCAGTATGTCGATGACTCCGAAGATAACAACGGCCAACAGGTGGAGGAGTAACAGGGTTTCTTCCATCGTCATGGTTGCCACCTCCTTCGCTCGGTCTGGAGGTGGAGGGCCATTTCCCCTCTCGCTGATGTTAAGATATCACATCCTGTACAGTATGTCAACCCCTTTTTGTCAAAACCCTGCAAAATTTTTTCGGATGGGTTTTGCCTTTTAAATATGTATTATGTCAGTGAATGTCAGTGCCTGAGTGTGGTATTGTGTATACTGACGAAGAACAGAACAGGAGGTGATTGTCCACAATGGCAAGACCTAACCTTGAAAATCTGCAGCCGTTCTCCACAGATGACGTGGAAAAAGCGAGGGCTGCTGGGCGCAAGGGCGGCGTGGCATCTGGAGTGGCAAAGCGAAAGAAACGGACGTTCCGGGAACTCATTGAGCAGGTGATGGTGATGGATGTGGATGATCCTGTGATCCACGCCAAGCTGTCCGCTCTGGGCCTGGATCCCACGCATGATGTGGCCATCACGATGGCTGCCGTGCGCAAAGCGGAGGCCGGCGATATCGAGTCCGCCCGTTTCCTGCGTGATACCAAGGGCGAGAAACCCACTGAGGCGCTCAACCTGAGCGTGGATAAGCCCATCAAGTCCATGGATCTGAGCCAGCTGAGCGACGCAGAGCTGGAGGCCCTGGCGGATCAGGCGGACTGAGGTTGCAACTTGGTTGCAAGATGTTGCAACTAAAACCCCGAAACCCTTGCGGCTGTAGGGATTGCGGAAAGCGGAGGTTTACTTTCAGAGAGTAGTTGTCCCCTATCGGGGACAAAAACCCCTCGGCGCCTGGACGCTCGGTGCCTCGGCGCTGCCGGGCATCGGAGGGTGGGTGCTGCCGGCCGAAGGCCGACCCTCCGACCGACCCTCGGGGGACCCGACCCCCCCCCCCCCCCCCCCCCCGCGCGCCGGCGACCCCACCCCCTACAAAATATGAGCTCGGAAAATTTTGAAATTTTGAAAGTGTTTTGGTAGTTTATGGAAACTGACTCTCCTATCATCGTGAATACGGATCCCATTCCGGCGGACTTTATTCCCGATGGGCCGCGAGGCTGTCCCTCCGGCGCACTCGGCCCACCCGGAGAAGAGGGCATTCCTGCCAAAACCGCCGCCGAACTCAGCGACCGGGAATATCTGAAACGGGAGCAAGCCCGAAGAGCCTTAGCCCGGAGATCCTTCAAGCGGTATCTGTATTACGTTCACGGAGACTCGTGGAAGCGGACCCGCATGAGCGACTATCTGGCCGACCGGGTGCAGGAGTTCGTGGAAACCGAAACCGGAAACGCGTATGACATCATGGTCATCCAAACCCCTCCGCAGCACGGTAAGTCACTGACCATCACGGAGAGTTTCCCGAGCTGGTATCTGGGCCGTTTCCCCAAGCACCGGATCATCGAGGCCAGCTACAATGAGGACACCGCCCGCCGTTTCGGTCGGAAAAACCTCGAAAAGGTAGAAACCTATGGCGGCGGCCTTTTTGGTCTGAGACGGGGCTCCATCTGGACCACCACGGAGTTCGAGACCGACAACGGTTGGGGCCGCATGATCAGCCGAGGCATTATGTCCGGCATCACCGGTAACCCCGCCAACCTGATGGTCATCGACGACCCCATCAAGAACCGCGAGGAAGCTGACTCTGAGGCCTACCGCGAGAAGCTGTGGGGAGAGTGGCAGAACACTTTGAAGTCCCGTCTGGCGGCAGGCGCGAAGGTCATCCTCATCGCCACACCCTGGCACGAGGACGACCTTATGAGCCGCATCAAGCTGCACGAGCCCAACGTCACGGTGGTTCGGCTTCCCATTGAGGCGGAAGAGGACGACCTGCTGGGCCGCGCGGTCGGGGAGCCCCTGGCCCCTGAGCTGGGTAAGGACGCAAAGTGGCTGGAGCAGTTCAAAGCCGGTTATCTCAACGACCCTAAGAAGGGTGGTCTGAGAGCTTGGCAGGCGCTGTTCCAGTGCAGCCCCCGTGTGGAAGGCGGTAATCTGATCCGTCGGGAATGGTGGAAGTATTACGAGCGGTCGGACATTCCGGCCTTCGCAACCACCGTCATCAGCGTGGACGCCACCTTCAAGGACGCGGAGGACAACGACTTCGTGGCCATCGAGGTCTGGGGTAAGCTGAACAACAACTATTATCTCCGGTACTGTCTCAACCAGCATCTGAACTTCCCATCTACGGTGCAGGCCATCCGGCTGGTGAAGAGGCTGTTCCCGGAGTCTCAATACATTGTGATTGAGGACAAAGCCAACGGCAGCGCCATTATCCAGACGCTGAGGTCGGAGTTCATCGGCGTCATCGCGGTTACTCCGAAGGGCGGCAAGGTGGCCCGTGTGAACGCCATCTCCCCCGCCATCGAGAGCGGCAACGTGTTCATCCCCAGAGGTGAGCTGTGGGCGGAGGAGTTCGTGGATCAGTTCACGGCCTTCCCTGCCGGCAAGCACGATGATATGTGTGACGCAGCTAGCCAGGCACTTTCATTTATGATATTTTCAAACGGTCTGGCGGAGTCTCCTCTCACGAAGGAGCAGCGGGCGCTCCAGTCCTCCCTTATGCTGGAGCAGCGGAGCTTCCTGAGCCCGACCATTTATGACGTATACGGCAGCGACGAGCTGTTTGTATAAAGGTGTTGTGTTCGTTTCATCACCTCCTTCTTTCCGGCCGCCGGGGTCTTCATCCTTTCTCCCCCGGCGGTCACATATGCCGCACGCTCGACGCAGCCCACGATCCGGGCCGGGAGGTCGCACCTCCCATGCGGAGTACTGCCCCCTGCCGTCCGGGGACTCATAAATAGGCGGCTTGAACACACGACTCCGGCATCCTTCGGGCCCGGGGTCTTTTTATATGCTGGTGTAGCTCAGCCTGGCAGAGCAGGTGCCTTGTAATCATCAGGTCGGGTGTTCGAATCACCCCACCAGCTCCAGATAAGTGGATAGGGTAGCTCCCGAAGAGGCGGGTCTCCGACCGCCCTTCCACTTATTATCCTTATCTCGGAGCCTGCGCTTTGGGGCACCGCAAAAGCGCGTATGGTTTTGTTTGGCGCTACGCCTCGTAAGTTCGCGGCGGATTGGTGTAACAGTAGCACAACGGACTTTGACTCCGTCGGTATAGGGGCGGAACCTATATCCGCAGCCAATAAATATCGCCGGGTGGAGAAGTGGTCATCTCGCCAGCTTCATACGCTGGAGACCGTCGGTCCGAATCCGACCTCGGCAACCATAAAAAATCAGGACACATTCCTTCACGGAGTGTGTCCTTTTCTATTACCTCCAAGGAGGCAGAGAGATGAATTTTGTACTCGGATTTCTGGGCGCTCTGACCGTCGTGGCCCTGATCGCCGTCGGCGGTGCCTGCGGATGGTTCGCCCACAAAACCTTTGTGAAGCACACCACCCCTGTGGCAGAGCGGCCCGAGGAGAAGGAACGCCAGCGCCTGAGAGCGGAGCAGCAGGCCTTCCACCTCCTGCAGAATTACTCCACGGAACGGGCCTACGGGATGGTGAGCGATCCCGAATTCCAACGTGAGGAGGTCGGTATCTGATGGCCATCGAGAACAAGAGCCCCAGAGCATGGCAGCTGTATGAAGAGGGCCGAAACTACAACCAGAGTCTGACCCCCTCCCAGTACAACGTGGTGGAGACCAACACCGAGTTCTTCATCGGCAACCAGTGGCTCCATCTGCCCAACACTCCCGCCATGCGGGGTCTGCCCAAGCCCATCTTCAACATTCTCAAGCGCGTGGCCAGTTTATTCATCGCATCTCTGACCAGCACCGGCGTGGCGCTTCGGTATGAGCCCCTTGCCTACTATGACGGCAGCAACCGGGAGGACCCCGACCACGACGCCGCGGAGTACACCAATGCCATGGTGAGCAATCTGCTGGAGAAGATGAAGTTCGAGTACCGCCTGCGGGACGCCCTGTTTGACGGCGCTCAGAGCGGCGACTACTGCGCCCACTTCTGGTTTGACCCGGATGCTCTCCCCTACGGCGGCGCTTTTGGCCAGCACCGGGGCGAGATCAAGATGGAGCTGGTGGACGGCATCAACGTGATGTTCGGCAACCCCAACAGCGCGGACGTGCAGAGCCAGCCTTATATCCTTCTGGTGGGCCGTGACACCGTGGAGAACCTGCGCTGGGAAGCCGAGCGATTCAAGAAGAACCGCAAGCTCTACAGAGCCGGCACCGCCAACGACACCAAGAAGGAACACATGGGTGCCAGCATCCAGCCTGATGCCGAGAACGACCTGTTCCCCGGTGTGGGCGGCAAGGTGGAGCTGACGGCGGATGACAACACCGGCAAGGCCCTCTACGTCATCATGTACAGCAAGGTGACCCGGGAGGAGAACGAGACCGATGAGAACGGTGAGCCCCTGTACATCGATGAGCTGGACGACGACGGCAACCCCGTCTACGAGCAGGACAAGAAGGGCAACCCCGTTTTGGATTTCTACGGCAGTCCGGTGCCTAAGCGTAAGCAGGCCAAGAGGCTGGTGACCACGGTGTACGCCACCAAGGCCACCCGTACCGGCGTTATTTATGAGGACGTGGACACCGGACTGTCCCTCTACCCCATCGCGTGGGGCAACTGGGAACGGCAGAAAAACCAGTACCACGGACGGGCGCTGATCACCGGTCTGATCCCCAATCAGATCTTCATCAACACCATGTTCGCCACCGCCATGCGGCATATGCAGCTGATGGCATTCCCCAAGACTGTGTACAATGCCGACCTGATCTCCGCATGGACCAATGAGGTGGGTCAGGCCATCGCAGTCCACGGTCTGCAGCCGGGGCAGAGCGTCAGTCAGGTGGCCATGAACCTGAACCCGGCGGAAATGAGCAACCAGATCTTCACCCTCATCGACAAGGCCATGGAGTACACCAAGGAGTGTCTGGGTGCGACCGACGCCCAGATGGGCACCGCCCGGGCTGAGAACACCTCCGCTCTGATGGTGCTGCAGACCAACTCCGAGGTGCCGCTGGAGAACATCCGCGCCGGCTCCAACGAGTGGGTGGAGAGCATCGGCGACATTCTGCCCGACATGATGGGCACCTACTACGGTGTGCGCCCCGTGATCGTGGAGCAGGAGTTTGAGGAGATCGTGACCGCCCCCGGCGGTATGCCTCAGATCGACCCCATGACCGGGCTGATGAAGACCCAGAAGATCGTGCGCAAGGTGGTCAAGGAGTTCGACTTCAGCCAGCTCAAGCACATCACGCTGAACCTGAAGGTGGATGTGGGTGACACCACCTACTACAGTGAGATCGCCATGACCCAGACGCTGGACAACCTGCGCAAGGACGGCACTCTGGACGTGATCCAGTATCTGGAGCGCATCCCCGACAAACTGATCCCCAAGAAGCAGGAGCTCATCAACGAGCTGAAGGGCCGTATCGCAGACGGCACTCAGGCCAATGCCGCCGGCGCCGCCATCCCCGAGCCCGGATCCCCCGTGTCCGCGAGTCCTGCGGCCAACCCTGCACAGGGTGGCCAGCTGTCGCCGGATAAGGTGGTGCAGGGTCTCCCTCATCAGATGGAGGCCGGCTTCGAGGAGCTGCCCGACATCGCGAAGAAGACCGCTCTGGCACAGGGCGCAATGAGAGTTCAATAAGTGCAAACGCGAGGAGTCCGACCGGGTGACGGTGGGGCTCCTCGTTTTGTAAATAAACTTCCCTCACCATGGGGAGGAAGGAGATTTTCCTATGAGCAAGAACGAAGAGCTGATGGACGCCATTCTTAGCGGAGAAGACGACCCCATTCTGCCTGACGGTTGGCAGGAGGGTGACGATCTGTTCGCGGAGGTAGGAGGCGACGTGGATGCTTTTCTGTCCGACGGGGCGGAAGAGCTGACCGAGCTGCCTGCCGAAAATGAGGATGGTAATTCTGCGCCCGCCGCCCCCACCACGGACGGAGAGGTCGGAGAAGAGAGCCAAAGCGACGAGGCCGCAGACAAGGCTGACGCTCCCGACGGGGAGGGTGAGACTCAGAAACGGTCCCGCAAACTGAAGCTGAAGGTCAATCACGCGGAAGAGGAGATCGACGTGGACGCCATGAGTGACGAGGATCTCGTTGCTCTGCTGCAGAAGGGCCGAGCCTTCGACCAGCGTATGGAGGCCGACAACAAGCAGAAGTACCGGCAGGCATATCAGGAGCAGCTGGACGCAGGCATGACCGAAGAGGTCGCAAGCCTGATCGCCCGGGATCGGGTAGGCGGCAAGTCCTATCCCCTGACCGATGAGCCTGAAGCCCCCGCTGAGGTCAAGCCTGCTGAGTCTGCCCCCGCCGCCCCTGTCCGTGACATCCGGGCCGAGACCCAACAGCTTCAAGCCCTGTATCCCGATCTGAAGGAGATCCCTGACGAGGTGGTCCGCACCTACGCCAAGGGCATCCCCCTGCTGAACGCCTATCTGGCCTATCGGGACCAGCAGAGCGCCAAAACCGCCGCCTCTCTGCACAGAGAGAACCAAGTTCTCAAACAGAACGCTGCATCGGCGGCAAAGGCTCCCGTAAGAGGAGTCAGCGGCGGAGGCGTGGCCCCCAAGAAGGTAGACAACTTCCTGGCCGGCTTTGACTCCGACCCCTGGTAAGTACCCACCCCCGAGGCAGCGTCATCATCTTTCATTTTAAAAGGAGATTTTGATCATGCCTACTGTCAATCTGGCTTCCAAGTATTCCGCCAAGGTGGACGAGCGCTTCCAGAAGGCCTCCCAGGCCACCCTCGTCACCAACAACGACTATGACTTCACCGGTGTCAAGACCGTGAACGTCTACTCCATCCCCACTGTTGAGATGGTCGACTACACCCGCGAGGGTTCCAACCGCTACGGCACCCCCGGTGAGCTGGGCAACGACGTTCAGGCGCTGACCATCACCAAGGACCGTGCCTGGACCTTCACCATCGACAAGGGCAACAAGACCCAGTCCCAAATGGTAAACCATTGCCCCTTGGCAGCGTAATCTGCCAAGTGTATCGGGCAAAATCGGTGAAAGCTAAATCACTTAATTGTCGTTAATCGTCCTTGCTTATACAAGGTTGATTTAAGTCATCTCCTGTGATATAATGAAAGCACAGGGGGCGATCTGAATGAGCAAAATCTACACATTTGAAGATGCGAAACGAATCGTGAATGAATTGTCCGATTGTGAGATCCTTTCCGCGCCGGACGAGTTCAAGAGGGTCACATCCAAGCTGAGACTGAGATGCGGCTGCGGTGCTGAGTTCACCACGGATCTGCACCACTTTAGGACTCAGAACCAGCGACAGTGCCCCACTTGCGGACGGCAGCAAGCAGTTCGCAAAACCAGAATCGCGCTGGATGATTTGAACGAACGCCTCCGAAGCATCGGGTGCGAGTATGTATCCGGCACGTATGAGAACAGACGATCCAAACTGACCATCCGCTGTTCCTGTGGTCATCTGCGGGACATCTCGATGAACTCGGTTCTGTACGCGAAGAACTTCTCCGGGCTATGTGAGAAATGTTCTGTTCGAAAACAGCACGATACTGCGAGGATGGATCTTGAGGACGTCCGTATTCTACTGGCTGCGAAAGGGCTTATCCTGTTGTCGGATGAGTATGAGAACGCGAGAACCCCGTTGCGGCTGCAATGTTCGTGTGGCCGGGAGTTCACCTCCTGCTACGACCTAATCAGTCAGGGCGCCAAGAAGCCTTGTTGTCGGGTATGCTCCAGCCGGGTGTCCTCCGGAGAGAGGGTTATCACAGACTGGCTAACCGAACACGGTTTCCGGTTTGAGCGGGAGAAAACTTTCCCGGGCTGCCGGGTAACGTCTCGACCTCTTCGTTTTGACTTCTATCTCCCGGATAAAAACCTGTGCGTCGAGTATGACGGGCAGGGGCACTTCCAGATTGTAAATTACTCTGGGCGCGGGAGCGACGAGCATCTCACTCGTGTTCTCTGGGGCACCCAGGAAAGAGACCTTGCGAAAGATAGATTTTGCGCAGACAACGGAATCCGGATTCTGAGAATCAGTTACGATGAGTTTGAACGGATCCCCGAAATTTTAAGTGACACGCTAATACCGAGGTAAGTAACGGCCTAAAAACCGTTACCACCGTAACGCGTAGGCACTGAACCTGCGAGAGCAGAATATAACGTGCCCACGAGTGTCCGACACCCCACCGCCCCCGGGCGAGGGTGAAAATGTACGCTGAACTTATGGGAAACCATAAGAAGTACGGGATAAAAAGCCTGTACGATAACATAATTGGATGGACGCCGGCAAGGCCGTGAGCCGCCAGCTGGCCGAGAAGGTCATCCCCGAGTACGACACCTATGTGTTCGGCAAGCTGGCTGAGGCCGCCAAGGCCAAGTCCGGCCACTCCGCCTCCGGCGCTCTGACCAAGAGCAACGCCTATGAGGCCTTCCTGACCGCCCAGCAGGTTCTGGGCGACGCCTGCGCCCCCGACGCCGGCCGTGTCTGCCTGTGCTCCTACAAGTTCGCCAACCTGCTGAAGCAGGATCCCGCCTTCATGCGCTACGGCGACCTGTCCCAGAACATGATTCTGAAGGGCATCATGGGCGAGTGCGACGGCGTGAAGATCGTGAAGGTCCCCGCCTCCCGTCTGCCCGAGGGCTGCAACTTTATCCTCACCCACCCCATCGCCTGCTGCGCCCCCAAGCAGCTGAGCGAGTACAAGATCCACACCGACCCCGTGGGTATCTCCGGCTGGTTAGCTCTCAACGGCCAGCGGGCGGCGTAATCCGCCTTGGAAAATCGGGTAAAATCGGTGAACCCGTAAAACCATCCTTCTATTGACATCTTCCATCTCGCCCGTTATCATTAGTATTATATACGACTCGTTTGAGGTGATAGCATGGGTGGGAGAGCAAAATTCACATTCGAGAAAGTCCAGAAAACTTTTTCGAATCGTGGATGCAAACTTTTGGAAACCGAATACGTGAATGATCGACAGCAACTTCGTTACATCGCGAGGTGCGGTCACGAAAGAACAAGCTCCTTTAATAACTTTGTCCGTGGAAAAGGAGATTTGTGCTGTAAGTGTCGCCGTGCCGCAAATGGTGCGAAGAAGGCGCTCGGCCCCGACCGAATCAGGAGCGCTTTCGAGTCTGAGGGCTGTGTCGTCCTTAGCACCGACTTCCGTTGCCAGACCGATCCAGTTCGTTACATTGCTCTGTGCGGCCACGAAAACGTGACTGACTATGCGCATTTTGTAGGTCAGAAAATGGGTCGCGTATGTAACCGATGCAGCAAGTCAATCCTTTATCAGTATGACTATGTGCAAGAGTATTTTGAGCAGCATGACTGCTTCCTTCTTGAGACCGAGTACATAAATTGCAAGTCTCGGATGCGGTATATTGCCCCTTGCGGTCATGAACATACCACGACCTTCGACTACTTCAAGGACCCGAGACGCACAAAGAACTGCCCGAACTGCCAGAAAGTCAAGCGTCGGGAAGTCCCTACTGAGCGTGATGGGCATAAGGCGAAGGTCTGGAGAAAAGCTGTTTATGAGCGTGATGGATATAACTGCATTGCTTGTGGCCATCACGGCGGCGATTTGAATGCGCATCACTTGTACTCTTACGTCGACACACCCGATCAGCGGTTCGACGTAGCGAATGGAGTGACGCTTTGCCCGGCGTGTCATACTCGATTTCATGTAGCATATGGTTTCGGCGGAAATACCGCTGAGCAGTTTCAAAGTTGGATGGAAGGGAATACCGAGGTAAGCGCAGGAACTAAAGAGCCTGCGACACCGTAACGCGTAGGTGGTGAACCTGCGACAGCAGACTATAATCCACCCAAGAGTGCCCGACCCCGACCGTCTGAAAAGACGAGGGTGAATATGTACGCTGAACTCACAGGAAACTGTGAGAAGCATGGGATAAAAAGCCCATGCGGTAACAAATTTGTGGCTGAGGGCCGCATCATCTACGACGCCTTTGTTCTGAATAACAAGGCCGACGCCATCTACTATCACGGCTCTTCCACCTGATAGTAGAGCGGCAACCTAAGACACGAGGCCCCGCGGAACGTTTCTGCGGGGCCTTTTCTTTTAACCAAATCGGAGGGATGAACCATGAATTATGGACAAGTCCGAGACCAAGTTTTGAAACTCCTGAATCAGCACACCGTGGCCGGAGTGCCGGTGCTGGATTCTTATAATAATCAGGCCGACTATCTGCAGCGCATCCCCGCACTGGTGAATGACGCCATGCTGGAGATCTCTACCACGGCGCGGAAGATCCCTGCCACGCTGAATCTGGCCCAGCTGCGGTCGGAGGATCTGGGTCGGCAGGTGCTGTTCGTGCTGCCCGACAACTTCTATCAGTTTGTCAGCGGCAGCGTTGTGAAGACCACGGACGGACGGGCACTCCACAGCAACGAGTACACCCTACACGGGCGCCGGTATCTCATCGTGCCCAAGGAGGAAGCCGGGGACTACACGGTATCCTACTACCGGTACCCCATGCTGCTGAGCGAGACCCCCGCCGACGGCGATGAGCTGGACAACGCCCCCGAGACCCATCAGGCCGCAGCTTTCTACGCGGCGGCGCATCTGGCCATCCACGACGACGCCTTTCTGTATCAGGCGCTGTACAACAAGTACGAGGACAAGCTGGCCAAGATGGGCCCCGGTGTAAGCGTGGAGACCGCCCCTGTGGCCGACGTATACAATTTCTTCGGATGAGGCGGTGAGGACAATGCGCGTAAGTCTGAACAGTCTGCCCTCTGCGGCGAAGACCTATCAGGTGGACTTCCCCAAGCTGACAGGCGGACTGAATCTGAGTGAGCTGAATTACCGTCTGGACGCCAACGAGTCCCCCGATGTGCGCAATCTGCTGTGGCAGGACGGCGTACTGCAATGCCGGGACGGACAGTCATGGGCAAGTGCGGACGCGGCTCTGGGCACGGGCTACACCTGCTTTTCCGAGCTGTTCCATGGGTACGCCGTGTTCCATATCGGCACAGGGCTGTACTGCGGCGCCCCCGGCTCGGATCTCATGGAGCTGAAGAGCCTGTACACAGGGGTCCCGGAGAATCGGGGAACCTTCTTCCGCTATCTGGACTGGCTGTTTTACAAGAATCGGGGCGGCTACGTCCGCATCAAGTACGACCCCGAGGTGGGCGAGATCAAAGCGGAGAACATGGCCGATCTGGCCTACGTCCCCGTCATCCAGATCAACGGCGACCCGGAGACGGGCGCAGGTGATTCCTACCAGCCGGAGAACCGCATCAGCGCGAAGAAGACGGTGCGGTACAACGCCAAGAGCGGAGTGACGGTCTATCAGCTGCCGGTAAAGAATGTGGATGACATCGTGTCGGTCTATGTGGACGGGACTAAGGTGGAGGACTACTCTGCCAAGCTGACGGACGGCACTGTCACCTTCAAAACGGCGCCCGGCGTCACCGATCCCCCTACCAACAACACGGTGGAGATCACCTTCTCCAAGGCGGACAGCGACACCTTCAACTCCGTGATGGACTGCTGCTACGCGGCGACTGCAGGTGCGGAGAACAGCATCTGCATCCTGCTGGCGGGGTGCGAGGCCCAGCCCAACATGGTGTTCTGGAATGACCGGGACAACCTGAGCATGGACCCCGGCTACTTCCCCTTCCCCTACTACAATCTGGCCGGGGACACCAATGACCCCGTGACCGGTTTTGGCCGGCAGTACAGCGACACCATCCTGCTGAAGGAACACAGCGTGGGCAAGCTGACATACGGGGTGGAGACGGAGAATGTGGATGGCCGCTACAGCATCTCCTTCACCTATGCCAACGTGAACGACAAGATCGGGTGCGACCTGCCCTGGAGTATTCAGCTGGTGGAGAATAACCTGATCTTCTGCAACACCTATCAGGGCGTCCAGATGCTCCGGTCCAGCAGCGCCGCCTATGAGAACAACGTGACGTGCATCAGCCGGAAGGTAAACGGCGGCCCCGGGCGCGGACTTCTCCACGACGTGCGGCAGCCGGGTGTGGTGACCGCCTTTGACGACGACGACCGCTACTGGCTGTGCGCCAACGGGAACGTGTATCTGTGGGACTATGCACTGAGCACCTTTTCGGAGCCCAGCTGGTTCTTTTTCACCAATGTGGCGGGTGTGGCCTACTTTCGCGACTACGATCACAACATCTATCATCTCAACGCTCAGGGGCGAGTGACGAGATTTGAGCGGTACTTCATGGACTACGGCGGCCCCATCGAGAAGCTGTATCAGTTTCCCACCCAGAGCTTCGGGACCTACGACCGGCTGAAGGACGTGACGGGTGTTCTGCTTGCGGTGCGCTCGGACACGGATACGGACATCGACATCCGCTACGAGACGGACTATGAGACCCGGTATGACCGGACAGCGATCCGCACGGCGTCCTGGAGACTGGCGCCCCGGAATCTGGCTCAGCGCAGTCTGGCCGTGGCCCGGAACGCTTTTGTCTCCCGGCGCAAACCGGGCTGCCGTCATGTGCGGCATTTTTCCATGGCGCTGAGCAACAATGACGTGGGATGCGATCTGGCCATCGTGTCCGCGCAGATCCAATACAAATATCAAGGAAGGGAGCGATGATCGGTGGCATTCACTCGATTTCGTTTCAGCAAGAGCTGGCGCAACTCTGCCGATTTCCCCAGGGTGCAGACCAGCGAGGTGCAGGTGCGGGATGATATGCAGCTGCTCCACGACGAGTCCTGCGACGCCGTGAACGGACTGATGGACGCGCTGGAAGCCAAGGCCTCCGCGGCCAGTCTGGGCGCGGTCGATCCCGCCACCTCGGTGGCTACTACGGTGCAGACGGTTCTGGCCCAGCTGCACTCCAGACTCAGCTCTGCCCTTGCACTGTCCGGCAACGCCCCTGTAGGCGGCACCACCGGCCAGGTGCTGGCCAAGAGCAGTAACTCCGATTTCGATATGGAGTGGAAGGGCATCGCTGCTCTGGGTGCGGCCCAGACCGGTACCTACACCGCCACCATCGGCACGAGCTGGACGACCAGCGGCAGCTACTTCTATCAGGACATCAGTGTGCCCGGCATTCTGGCTACGGATGAACCCATCGTGGACATCGCGCCGGACGAGGACAATGCGGTCACCATCGGTTATGCAGACGCCTTCAGTTCTGTGGTCCGTGTCGTGACCTCCGCAAACAAGATCCGGGTCTGGTCGGCGAAGAAGCTGACCGACGCGATCCCCGTTCGGCTGAAGGTGGTGCGCTGATATGGCGGAAGGGATGCTTGTACAAAAGGGTGCCGGTCTGAGCGATGTGCTGGTGCTGAGTCCTGACTTTGATCATCTGTGGGACGGCATTCCCATCGATATCTCCGGATTTGAGGACTATCGTTTTCTCATGCTCAGCGATGACATCGAACCCACAAGTCGCAGAGTCGGAACTGTGCTTTATCATGACCGGGAGAACGCCGTACTCTACGGCGTAGGCGGTCGTGACAACAATGACTTTTATGTCTCAAGCGTTGAGAATCTTCCTGAACTGAACGGGACTCGTGTCGAAGGATACAACAATGTTACTTTGACGGTAGACCAAGATGCGAAGACTCTTGCGGTCAAGTGTACGGGTTCCGGTATGGCGCCCCGCGTCGTTATCGTGAAATGAGGTGAGACCCATGGGTGAAGCATTGATTCTCCGCAAACCGGGCGGTTCCCGGCTTGACCTGCACTTTTCTATCCAGATGGACGTCCCTCAGACTTTCAGCATCGCCGGATTTGCAAAGTACAAGGCTCTGATCGGCCGTTGCGCCGCAGCACCCGGGAAATCATACGGCGGAGTGTTTTTCCATGACCGGGAGCATGGCGCGTTTCGTGGTTTGGGCGGTCTCAGAAGCGGAGATCCCGATGTCTACCGGGATCATGCCGACGGTCTGACCACTCTGAATCGAACTTATGCTACGACCGGGCGGCACGACATTGTTCTTACGGTTGACGAAGAGGCCGAGACCCTTACCGTCTCTTCTTTGTATACCGTTGACGACATTCATCTGACATTTATCAAGTAGGAGGTGCGGCATGATCCCTATCATTGAGGATAAGTACAGCACCACAGCGGGCACGACCGAGGCTCTGGAGAAGGGCTGGCTTGCCTTTGAGAGCGCCTCGGTAGAGTCGGCGGCCCCTGCCTGGCGGGAGCCGGATGCCGAGCTTAAATTCGCGGTGTACGGGCAGCGGCTGGAAGCCTATGTCTCCGGGACGCTGGTCTCCGACACCATCGGATATTTAACTGCGGAATTTGTGTTCAGCCGTGAGTGGCACGGGCTGGACAAGTGGATGCACCTGACGGACGAGAGCGGCAGGACCTTCGATGTGGAGCTTGTTGACGACGAGGCCGAGGGTCTGGCGCTGGGCGCAGGACGCTGGACGGTCTGGGTCCACGGACACGAGATTGTTGCCGGGACTCCTGCCGTCCGCATCACCACCTCCAAGGTGACCTTCCGGGTGATCGAGTCGGGCGTGGAGGGCGGCGCTCCCCTGCCCCAGATCCTCCCTACGGCGGAGGAGCAGATCGCCGCCAACGCCGCCAACGCTCTGCGGGAGGCCAGACGCGCCAGAGAGATGGTGGGTCGGCTGGACATCCGGGTGGAAGAGACTGAGGCCGGTGCGGTCGTCACGGCCAACTCTGACCTCAGTGGCCGCACTCAGGTCACCCTGCGGCACGGAGAACCCGGCTATACCCCCAAAAAGGGAGTCGATTACTTCGACGGAGAACCCGGCTATACCCCCAAAAAGGGAGTCGATTACTTCGACGGAGAACCCGGTTATACACCTGTCAAAGGCAAGGACTATTTTGACGGAGAACCCGGCTACACCCCCGTGAAGGGCAAGGACTATTTTGACGGAGAACCCGGCTACACCCCTGTGAAGGGCAAGGACTACTGGACGGACGCCGACAAGAGCGAAATCGTGGAAGACGTGCTGGCGCAGGTGCCGGAGAATGAGGGCGCCGGCGCGTTCTGGATCACGGTGGCTGGGTCTGCTTCACGTGGTTGGAGGACAACGGACAAAACCCTTGAGGAGTTGTTTGAGGCGCTCAATGCAGGACAGGATTGCTGGGTGAAGTACAGTAGTCTCGTGTATGCCTGCACCTACAAGACCCCATCGGAAGCTCATTTTGGGTATTGCGGGCTTTTTGACTGGGGTGACGGCACATACGATATGGTTGCGGAACTGTTTGTTATCACACGCGATGGTATTCAGGCGTTCCATCAGACCGCGCCCCAGCTTGCCATCACAGGCACCGCAGGCGACTTCGTGGTGATCGGCGAGGACGGCAAGCCCACCACAAAGACCATCCCCATCTACGGAGGTGAGACGGCATGAGTGAGCACAAGATCACCGTGCCCGGCGGCACCTCCGTCCGTCTGCTGACGGCAGGCAAATTCTGTGACCGGGATATTCTTGTTACTGCCGAGGGCGGCGGCGTGGAGCTGCCGGCGCTGACCGATCCTGCGGAAGAGAACGATGTGCGGAGAGGCAAGGAGTACATCGATGGGGAGGGAAATCGCCGCTACGGTGCGCTTTATATGGACTGGGTGATGACCCCTGGCTGGGAAGCGCGCATTCCTGTTGGGGTTCATTATGATTCGGATGACCGCTACCTTGTCATGACCGATGGAAGTGCATTCGGCAATGCGACACCCTCCGATGTTCCAGAGGGAATTACCTTCAGCAGCCGCGAGGGTGTGGCCCTTGTGGGTACGATGATCCAGAACGAGGGCGTGGAACTGCCCACCCTGACCGATCCCGCAGCCGCCGATGAAGTGCTGCTTGGGAAAGAAATCATCGACGCGGATGGCGAGAAGGTCACAGGCACCATGCCAAACCATGCCGGGAACAGCATCAATCTGTCCCCGAATTACCTGAGCTATACCATCCCGAAGGGCTACCATCCCGGCACCGGGAGAGTAAGCGTTGGGGTCGAACAGAAAACCGTGATTCCCTCCGATACAGGGCAGATCATCACTCCAACCGGGATCAAGTTCCTGCGCAGCGTAACGGTGGAGCCGATCCCGGAAGGATACATGGTGGAGCCGGAGATCACCGAACAGGACACCCTGCTTGCAGAGCTGGCAACGGTGCTGCAGGGCAAGGCCGGCGGCGCTGGGGGCGGCGACCCCGACCTCCCCTCCGGCTATATGCGGTGCGATTACATCCGATTTAGCGGTGAACAAACTATCGACACGGGAATTGTCTGCAACCAAAACACTAAAATCCGGGTGCTGTTTACAAGAGATAGCGATACCTCAATGTATATGTATGGCGTTGTAAATTCGGGCAACACCGCATCCGTTACCGCATATCTGACCTCTTCGGGCGGTTCCTGGCGATTTGGAAACAAGTATTCGGCAAAAGTCATCGTGACAAACGAAGACTTGGTACAAACCGCAATCGTTACCAAAACTGGATTTGTTCGAGCGGATGATACTGTGGCAATCAGCGGTGTAAATGACTTTGAAACCATCGGAACTTTGATCCTTGGCGCGGTAAGAAACGCTGACGGATCAGTTGCGGCATCACGGTTCATCGGCAAAATCCTCCTGTTCGAGATGTGGCAGGGGGACACAGAAGTGTTGCACCTGTCTCCTATTGTCAGCACCAGCGGTGTCTACCGATTTTATGATGAAGTGTCGCAGACCTTCTTCGAC